ACGGAAACTGAAACGCTCTGAAAATCCGCTTAAATACTGGATTGTTCAATTTATTTGTGTATTACCTGTGTATTTCTAAATCTACTTATAATATAAACAACTTTTGTTTTTTATTTTCTACACAAGTTATTTACTCTTAATAAGTTTACCTCTTTTCAGCAAATTAATCAACTTCGTATTCTGTGATGCGCCACCTTTGTAATTTTTAATGCCGTTTAAAGTTGCAATTTTCTCCCTGTTTTTCTTCGAAGAATTGATTTTTAATGATTTCAGGGCATCTACAATCGAACTGGATTTTCCACGATATTTAGGATAATATACAGTCTTTGTCTTAGCCGGAGTTTTCTTAGTCTCTTCAACCTTTTTACTCGTTGGCTCTTTATACACTACATTTAAGTCAAAATTACCAGAGTTGCCAGTCGAAATGACTTTCGGAAACCTACCAGAGCTAGTATACTGCCATGCAATATTGGCCGCGTCTGGCTTTTTCTCCTGATCTGGTGCAGTTGCAATCTGCATACGTTTGTTTGAGTTGTAATATCTTGCAATCCACCAATTGTTACACTTTACGAGTTTTCTATCAATATGTTCGTTGTAATAACTCATGCCGGTGTAAACGCCGAACAGATAACCTCTCTTCTCTACAACCTGCTGTGCAGCGTTAATAATCTCGGCAATCTTTGTTTTGTTTAACGATGCCTGTACCTTATCCTCGATATCAAACCACACGCCATACTCAAAGTGTGTTTTATCAATTTTATCAAGAATATCACAGACAAGCTCCATGTCGCTTTTAGCCTTTGTCGCTGTAGTTGCGTAAGAGTAATTATATACTCCCCAGGCAATTTCGTTCTCGTTGCAAGCCGCATAATTCTCGTTGAACTTTTTATCTCTGTTCAGATCTTTTCTGATGATTTTTAAGATAGCACCTTGGCAGCCGTATGTCTTCGCTTTTTCCCAGCTTACGACTCCGTTATAACTCGATACATCAACTAATTTTCTCATGCCTATTCCTCCTTACTTTCCTGTGGCATCTCGTCTGTCATATCGCTCAATGCCTCTTTAATGTGTTCTTTCAATTTTTTCGGTACTGGCAGTCCACATAATGTCATATTTTTTAAAATAGAAACGGCCTCATAAAGAACAAATAACAGGCAGAAAAATTCGCATACACCTAATTTTTGAATACCCAATAATTTTATGTACTGCTCCGGAATCATAAAGAGCATATTAATGTGCATGATAATGTCTACAAGCATCAGTAAGCCTACACTGAGCAGCATAGCCGCCTTTCTGATTGCTCCGTCAATTCCTACGCAAGAATTAAACTTATGTTCTTTAATCGCCCGGAGCACTCCCAAGATAGTGTCTAATACGACAGCGATTAATAAAATTTCAAAAAATGAATTTCCTGTAAGTAATTTCAACGTTTCCTGAATCATAATCTTTCCCTCCTATTTCTCAGCAAAAACTAATACATTACTCCATCTCCCTGGATAGTTGCCGTACCATGCACGGATTTTTACATAATATTTTCCATGCACCATTTCACAATCATCTTTCTTGCAATCACACTCAAAAGCTGCCCAATGGGCTTTTGAGCTTCCGGAAAATTTATATATGTAAGTCTTTGTCTTGTTTTTAAATTTCGGGTCTCTCGAAAATTGATTCTCGAATCCGGTTGCCTTTTTCGCAGGGGTCCACTTGTACTCTATGACTCTCCTATCTTTTTCACTGTCGTATTTGTTCTGCACTGCTGTTGCCTTAGGCCGTGGAGATACCGCTGCATAAATCATGTTTCTATAATTATTTCTACTAACAGTCCTTGCTGAAACATTTGACGGAATAATCATTCCGGCTACAAGCAGCATTGCTAACATTAAACATAATTTCTTCTTCATAACTTTTCCTCCTATTTTACAATTACTACGCCTCTGTATGTTTTGTTCGTACACCTTCGTACATTTTCTTTCTTAACAGTTACTACACTTTTCTTTCCGTCCGAAAACCTCCAAATCTTTCCCGTTTTTGAGTCCACAAGCAATACCACGGTATGAGTCGGGTTGCCCTCTTCAAACAGGACCATATGGCCTTTTTTCAACTTCACATTTAGCTGTTCGGTCGTTAAAGATTTGTGATAAGTTGCCGGCTTCCCTGAGCAGATCATATTGATTCCCCTCGCAATTTCCGTGAGCGGATACTTTGCGCCACACTTCAATTTCTTCTTTACATAAGCAAGACACTGCTGCATATTTTTCTTGATGCCCTTGTAGCGTAGAGCCATGTAAAACGCCACCAGACTGCATCCATGATGCTGGATAAAGTCGCTCTTGAAATCATGCTGACTTGGGACAGGAATCTGTCTTCCATTGTCTAAAATAATTCGCCACGGATATTTCTTTTTTCTCTTCCTGTTTTTTGTTGCTACTGTTCTCATTGTTTTCACCTCCTTAGAGAACAAAAATACACAATAGTATCAATAAATACCATTGTGTATCATGTAAAATATGTTATTATAATTTTATAACCTAATTTCATAGGTTAGTATTTTTTTCATTTTTTAAAAGCAGCTCCGAAAGGGGCTGTTTTCCTTTTTTTATTCGTTCATCGTCTCCTGCAGCTTTGCAGCTTTTTCAATCGCTTTTAAGTCTGTGTCCGTCAGTACGCCGCCCTGGAGTAGTTCGAGCTATAAGGTATCAATGATTCCTGATTGAAGCTGGATGATTTCTGACTGTTTTTCAATCATTTTCAAAACGCTGTTCATACACTTCACCTTCTTCTGTTGTTTCTGTCTCTCCGAGCAAGATTGCGATTGGTTCGCTGTCCCCGCTACGAAACAGAGCAGTTCTACTTTTACCTGCCCAATCATCCGTCAGAAACTCAAATTCTGCATACAAATAATTTCTACTGTTACGAACCGGCACGAAAGTATCTGTCCTGGTAATAATCTGATTATTTACAACAAAGTGTAATACCGGCTGCATTTTCATCCCCCCTTCTATAAAATTCTTGGGATTAACATTAGTTCTAAATATGTTTTGCTAGTGATAACTTTAGAGTCTCCCTTTATTTCAAAATGTTGTTGTTCACCCACATTAAGATTAAACCGTTGTATTTTTCCTTCTGAATATTTATATGCTACTGCGGTTCCGGGTCTATAATAATAATAGACTATCATCCCTTCCGGAATAATAATTGCTAACTTTCTTGAGGTCTTCACGCTAAAAGTAGTGCTCTTTAAAACTGAAGAGCTTAATGTAAAAGTCAAATCTATTATGTCAGTCAATTTTTCCGTTAGATTACCAATTTGCTTCCTAACCGCTTCCCCGGCGGTTCCATATACAGTACCATCTTCCCCAACTCTAATATCCGATACTTCTTTTGTAATGTCTGGAATTTTTACTTTTCCGTCATAATCTAATATGTGTATAGTTGTGTAAAGTGTTATCCACGTATCATCAAAATCGGATTCTCCAGTGAAAGAAATCGTATCACCCTCATTTAAGCTAACAATAAAATTTGTAAATTCTTCGTCAGTCTCTCCTATTAAACTAATCATGTATTCGTTTTTTTGTACATCATTAATTTTTAGCCTTGCATATTGTCTACCCGTAGACGCATTTACACCGGTAACTTGAACTTTACAATCAAATGAATACAACCCACTTTTTTTAATCTGAATCTTCGAATTGCTGGAAATTGTTATGAAATTTCCTAAATTTTCAGATTTAGAACTAATGTTTTTAAAAACATTTAAAGCTGTCTCCGTAGTAGATGCCTGTGCATCACTTTTACATGACATTAAAAAATTATCGGCTTTATATTCTACAACATTATCGGTAGTGTCCTTAACAAGATTATCGATGCGCTTGCGTTCTATGTCTACATCTTTGATTGTCTCTCTGTTTTGTGCCCGTGCAACTTCGTCTTTAAAATAATACTTATTACCATCTGGGTCCGTCCACTTGTTAATCGTTGTTTCCATCCTCATCTACCTTTCTTACTCACAATAAGATTTTCGTTTTCCACAGTAAAAGTCAGACCTTCTATGTCCAATTTTAAATTCTCACTGTCATTAATATATCGTATTGGAGATAATTGTTTCTTTAAGACAGGTAACGCTACCCATCTCGTATTAAACTCTTTCGTTCTTCCATCCGATAGGCATATCGAAAATTCCGTTATCCCCTGATATTTGCAAACATTTTCCCCAATGATCCATGAGAAATTAATTAAATTCGTGGTAACTATCTTATCTATCGGAGTATACTCTCCTTCTATATATCGAAGTTTGCCACGTTCTATATTTCTGTATTTAATTTTTACATTATAAGAAGATAAGTCGATTTCTTTGTATCGAACTGGCATTTCAAATTCAATTTGATTAACATCTTTATCCCCAGCTACGCCAAGGAATTGGAGGTCTGATGGGATATTGATTGTTCTTAAGTCATTATCTATCGTAACCATTTCGCTCTCCTACACTTTATATTTTTCATCCGGGAGAAAATTTGAAGTAAAATATGTTAATGAATATGTCTGTTGTGCTGATAAATTTTTCACCGCAATTTTCCCAGATGTTGCTGAAATAAACTCATTATTTATGTTATCTTCTGGCCAAAATCCTTCGGGTAGTGTAATAGATCTTTCCTTAAGTTCACTGAGTGCTACTATGTGAATGATACAGATATTCATTTGCCGAAAGATTTTTAGTGAATATGCTCCATCTTCCAGATTTAATCTATACTTTTGATTTTCTTCTAAAATTTTAGCTTTCATTCTTTCCCATACTTCATTTAATCCTTCTTCACCTAACAAACTCATGTGCATATTCTCCTTACGTCTTCTGCTGTCATCTCCTGGACTCTGCTTCCTATAACCGTTGTGATAATCTGTGTTATATTCTGCCTTGTCTGCTCAGAGATGCCGCTTTGTTTTATCAGATAATCCCCTAATGTCAATGTCTTTGTTTTATCAACCTCTGAGGTCTCTATTTTTAAAACCCTTGCGGATAAAAACAGCTTACTTTTTTCGTCTACAACATTCACGGTATCTCCCAGGGCAACTTCTTTTTCTGTATTTGTGATGCTGCATTCATAATTGACTGCCATCTTACAGACTGACTTTAATTCTTTTAAGGCTCCTTCGAAAAGTGCTTTCTGACTGACAGTGTTTAAGTTGTAAAGCTTTGTGATATGCCTCTTTGTGCCGTTGACGCTACGTCCCCATTTTTCGAGGGCTTTCCGAGACTGCAAGCAATATCCTGTATCTGCTCTGCCATCCCCGTCTCGATCATCAAAGGTCTGTGCCGCTACAACAAAATCTCCATCATCATACTTATACCCATCTAAGGTGACCGATGTTCCGGAATTGTCCGAATCTCCATAGGCATAGAGAGATGTGGCAAGGTTTTCAATAGATTTTGTAACTGTGATGTTGTCTATATCTCTTCCTTTGCGAAGAAACACACCGTTGTTACTGCCACGCTTTTTATAAATGTCTATGTATTTATGATTTACTGTGTGTCCATCCTCACTGAGGGTAAAACGATAATCAAGCTCTACCTCGAATAACTCTGCGATTTCTTTTAATCGTTCAGAGCGTGTCTGTTCAGAGAACTCACATAACTTTGTTGTGTTATCTGTCACTTTATTGATGCCAATCTCATAGCCGCTGCCTATGATTGTATTATTTACTGCTTGCGTAACTGTCAAATTCTTTGCATTGTTTGTTTTTAATGCAACTTCATCTAACAAATCTAAGCCGACATCTTCACAGTAAATATGCCACGTTCCTGCATCGTCATCCTTTTCCGCTTCGATAATTTGAAATAAGATATCCTTATCTCTCTTGCATTTTCTTAAAACGTAGTTTCCCGGAGTTGTATAGTTTTCTACCTTCTGTGGACTGTCTTCGTATAGAACGTCACATTCAAGCGATACAGCCATTGTTTCGATATCTTCTACTTTGCTATCGTTTATAATTCCATAGCCTACAGGAAGGCTTGTGGACGCTTTTCCTATGACATTTAAACTCCTGTCAGTAAAATAAAGTATCACAGCCACACCTCCCGGATAATCATTTCTACATCGGGAGTTTTCGCCCAGCCCGAGGCAAGGACTCCAATCTGGTTATCCCCTGGTTTTAAATAAAAGGATTCCCATTCATTTCCGATAGCTCCTAAGATATCTTTCTGCTTATTGTTTACAAAAATAGAAGCATCTTCACATTTTGCCACTACAATGTCGCCGGCGGCAAAGATGTTACTCGTAGCCTGTGCCTCTGATGGATTGCCAATCTGTATGATTGTATCTGCACTATCTTTATAGGCAGCAACATATCCGGTATTACCTTTTATGTTCCAACGGAGTTCTGGATAGCAATCTTGCGTACCTTCGTAATATATCTTGCTAAGACCAGACAATTTATAAATTTTCTGGTCTACGGAATATTTAAATGGATCAGGACAGGTGAACTCTAGCTCTCCTGTTATACAAAGCTTTCCGGGGTCTGTCTCACCCATGCTTGTAAGGGTTCCAATGAAATATTTATCTGGTTCATCCGAAAATATCATCTTTGCAGAAGATACATTTAAAATCTGAGCCATTTTGTTGTATGCCATGCGGAAGTCAAAAGCGGTAGGGCTCATCAACTGATACCCTACCGTAATCACTCTTTCCTGGAACATTCTGCTTTTAATTTTTTTACCATGTCTTGCTCCGGACTCATAAAAATCTAACTCCGGAGCAAGGGACTCTCTGCCAGTGACGTATAGAGTTCTGTATCCCTCTACTTCATTTTCAAGAAATACTCCATTGAAGTTCATCGCCTCTGAGGGCAATGCTATCTCATCCTGATATTCTGTTGTATCTATGAATTTATATAACATATCTCCCCTCCTAGACCTTTCCGTTCTTTCTGTTATTTCTACGCTGTAAGCGATTCTGTTCTACCATTGTATCCTGCGCTGTTGCCCTGGCAAATTCTTTACCATTGATTTCAAGCGGCACATTTACGGTATACTCTGCTTTCGTGTAATACTCATAATCAGAAGATAACTCCCCGTTAAAGTTTCCTGCAAAAGTTGGGGCCATCTGTGCCGGAACATCTACGATTCCCTGCATAGCAGACTGCACGTTCTTTCTCATTGCTTCTAAACGATTTACAAAACCGATGCCGGTATAATATGCAATCTTATCCATTACTCTTGACGGTGAATGAACTTTCAGTTTTTTCTTTGCCGTCTTTGGAACTGTAGAAGCAAGCTTATTTGATGCTTTCTTCACCTTCTTTGTATTCTTCTTATTAGAGACTCCTTTTACTAAGCCTTTTGATGCCTGCGTTCCAATAGCATTCATCTTTTTCTGCAAGTCTTTGATTGCTTTTGTTACTGCATTGACATACTCTGTATCAAGCTTTGTAATGTATGGCTGATAGTAAGTATTTGCGTTTTTCTTCGCTGTTGCTATGAAGTTTGTATAATCCTTACCGTATTGTTTCAACCAGGTATCACCCTTTTTAAGAAGTTCATTTGTGTATTTAAGTCCTTGTGCGGTATCAAGTGCTTGAATGTCCTTCATCATGTTGTAAGGCAATACTTTCTTTAAATGCTCCATATTTTTCGCAAGAGCGTTGATTTGATTTGTCTGAGATTTGAAATTAACAAGAGAGATAAAGCCGTAATCATCTGACTTGAACAAATCCCCATAATCAGACATCTTTGAAAGAAAATTAGAACGGTCACTTGCTATTGCATCGTATTTTTTCTGATACTTCTTTCCTAAAGCTGTAAGAGTCTTATCTACTGCCTTGATTGCTGCATTGCCCTGTGCCTTTATCTTCTTTGTGATTTTCTCTTTCAACCCTTTGCCTGCGTTTGTATATGCCTTTTTCAGCTTCGCATTTTTCTTATACTTTTTCTGATAAGACTTTGTGACTGCATCAACTTTCTTCTTTAAACTTTTCGTTGTAGAAGAAACTTTTTTATTGATTGTTGTCTTATACTTATCTATTGCCTTACTTGCCATGTCTTCATATTGTCGATTCTGGTTAGCTTTCAATAGAGTCGTTTTGGATGAACCAAGAAGATTCTTTGTTTTTTTCTTTACGCTCTTTAAGCCTGCCTTAATTCCATAGGAAACTTTTGATTTTATAGCCTTTGCATATACATTTGTCTTTTTCTTTTGTAGAGCTGCCTTGGTAAGCTTCTCGCTTACTTTCTTTACTTTTCCAGTACTTTTTTTAATTCCTTTTGCGAAACCACTTCCCATGAATTTACCATCTTTTTCTGTCATTTTCGATGGTGAATGAATCTTAGCTTTCGCCCGGATTGCTTTGTCCGCTGCCGCTACCATTCTGGATGCCGCTGCTTCAATCTGTCCCAGACAAGAACTCATTCCTTGTGCAAAACCTTGGCTGATATAAGCACCTGCAGCATGTGCCCCAGAACGGCCAGAACGCAACTTTGCATTTACTTTTGATACGGCAGAGGATGCAACATTAGGGGCTTTATTCAACCCCGGCTGCATTCCTTGTATAAATCCCGTTCCAACTTTTTGTCCAGAACTTTTTGCCTTCCCAGAAGCGTTTGAAAAAGCACTGATCAACTTACTCATTGCCGATTTTGCCTTACTTCCAATAGCATCCAGCCCTGCGCTCGTTGTCTTAACAGAACTTTGCATACCTTTTAAAGATTTTCCTGCACTTTTTGCATTACTGGCAATTGTTTTCATACTAGAATTCACAAGCTTCAGTGTTCCCGCTAATATAACAGTCCCTCCACTTGCAACAATCATTGCTCCACCAAATATAGTAAGCCCACCTGCTCCAACTGCTGCCGCGGCGGCTATTGCTACAAGACCAGCCGAGGATGCTAATAATGCCGGAGTCAGCATTAATACCGATGCTGAAAGTGCCGTAAATCCTGCGGCTGACGCTATAGCACCAGCTCCAAGTGCCGGAAGAGTTCCTGCTAAAACAGTAACCGATGCGGCAGATATAGCAAGGCCAGCTCCTAATAGGGTGGCACCAGCTCCAAGTGCTATTACTCCTGCGGCAGCTATAACTGCTCCTGCCCCAACTACAACTAGGCCCGCTCCCAGCACTACACATCCTGCTCCTGCTACTAAAGCTCCTGCTCCAAAGGCTACCATGCTTGCACCTAAAGCCGCTATGGACACTGCGGCAGATGTACCATATTCTGATAAAGTAGGAAGGGTTGTCGAAATAACTTTAATCGCCGCTGCTGCCAAAAGTGCCCCTGCTCCCACAAGAACAACTGCTGCTCCAAAGGCTATTAATCCTACCGAACTGGCTGTAAGAGCCGGTCCAATTGCTGCCGCACCTGCTGCTAATGCCACAACCGCGACAACCATACCAACCATACAAGCAATTGCTGGTGTCCCGGCATTTGCAAGTGCTATACTGGATGCTGCCATAATAGCTAGACCTGCGGCAACAAGAACAACCGCTGTTCCCAATGCAAGTAACGCTGTTGCACCTGCTTGTGCTCTTTTCGGAGTTTGTGAAAAGGCTTTCATTGCCGCCATTCCTCCGATAGTAAGAGCCACTAAAGCACCTGTCATTCCAACCATTACTCCTATTGCTGCTCCCCCAGAATTTGCAAGTGCTATACTGGATGCTGCCAGTATTCCAAAGCCTGCGGCAATCGTTAATACTCCAACACCAAGCATCATTGTACTTTTTGCCATTGTTAGCATCGCCTTATTGCTTACTTTTGCCGAGTTTCCTGCTGCTGTTTCTCCTGCGGCAACTCCAAACAATTTTGCAGCTAATCCTCCAATGCCTTTTCCTAATAAAGATAATATGGCCTTTGAAAAACTACTTACTCCGGGAGCAAGTGTCTTTACAATCTTAAATGCTTTATAGCCTATCAGTACTTTCGGAAGTACCGTGATTAGTTTTGCGATAGAATCTGAATTTTTTTCACAAAATCCAGCAAACTTAGAAACACCAGATGCAGCTCCGTCTACTACACTTTTAAAATTTGATACCGATTCAGTAGAGCCAAAAGACCCATTTAATTTTTCTAAACTGCCTCCTATTGCACTCACTGCTGAACCAATTGCACTTCGTGCTTCTTTTGTGTCTGAGCTTAATACTTCCCAGTACTTTCCTGCATTTTTCCCAATACTTCCAATTTTCTTTGCAACACTTTTTCCATCTATCTTATCAAGCGAGTCTGTAATTGCACTAACTGCCTTAATTCCTACAGATGAAACACTATCAAACGCTGGTTGTAACTTATTGCTGACTGTTTCTGTCAGTCCATCCATTGCCTGACCAACCGTTTTATATTCTGTTGCCATCTTCGTAAACTGCTTATTTGTTCCCGTCTTGGCTACAGCATTGAAAAAGTCTTCTGTTGCTATTTTGCCATCCTGGACATCTTTAATCATCTGCTGGGTAGATTTTCCCATTGTCTTCGCAACCGCTGATACGCCAGCAGGAGTCTGTTCAACCATGAGTTTAAAGTCTTCCCACTGCACTTTCGGCTTTGCCGCCATCTGGGTAGCCTGCTGCGAGAGTGTCTTCATCGCCTGCTGTGGGTCCTCGGCGGCAGAGGCGAGTCCTCCAAAGCCTTTTACCAGTTTTGTAGTATTCTTTGTTCCTACCGCCGCAAGCTGTGCATATGTAGAAGCCATATCGGAAGAACTGTATATAGTCTGTTCGGCAAATTTTTGTAAGTTTTTTCGTACCTTTGTGATTTGCTTTGTAGACTTTTCTGCGATTGTCATATTGCCCGTAAAGGTCTTCCAGGTTGCACTAGATTCATTCATTCCAGCAACAAGACCGGACAAATTGTTTGTAACTGCCGATACCGCTTTGCCACCTGCTGCCGCAAAAGCTCCGAATCCGATTCCTTTTTTCAGTATTGAACCGAGAGATTCTGTAGACTTCTGTGCAGCTTTCATCCCGGCAGTAAATCCTGCATCTCTTGCGCTAAGTATCGCCTCTACACTGTATGATTCTGACATTAGTCTATCCCTCCTCTCGTTTTAAAAGCTGCTTTACTCTTGCAAATCGGTCTGTTTTGTTCTCTTCTTTCATGATTTCTCTTAAGTTTGCTTCATGGTCGTAGAACTTTTTAAAAATAGTAAAAACAGGCCTTCCTGATTTCTTTCTGGCTTTTGCCTTGAAATTCAGAAACGCCTGTAAATGATTTCTATAATCTTTTTCTTCCTGTTTCAATTCTATTGCTTTTCTTAATAATTTCCATTCGGGGATTGTGAGACTATCTACTTCCTCAAAGCTCTTAAATCCTAAGTACTGAAAACATTCAAGAGCTATCTGTTTGTATATCTCCTCAAAGTCTTTTACTTCTGTTTCTTCTCCGCTTTCTTTTCCTTTGCCGCTTCCAGTTCTGCCGCTTTCTTCTGCTTCTCCATCATCTTCAGCACTTCCGCTGTGATTTTCTTCGTAGCATTCGCTGACTTTAAAAAATCAATCACCTGCTTGAACACATCGTCTATATCCGTGTTCTCATCCTCAATATAAATATCAATATCCTCTTTTTTCAATCGAGGATTCTGTCCCTTATTTGCAATAAATAAAACATCGCATAAAGTCTCGACATTTCCATCCAGTAACTCTCCAAATGCATACTGCATTCCGATGTTCATTTCCTTACCTGGAATTTTTTTTACTGGAATAGTTGTCATCTTATTTACTTCTCTTAAGAATCCCATTCCAAATTTAAACTGATATACCTGTCCATTCATTTCTAATTCAAACATTTATCTTCCTCCTTTAATGATTTAGGCACCTGTTTTTGGTGTATCTGCGAAAGCGTAGGCCTGTTCCTTCTGGCTTGTTGTAATGGTGATGTCTCCGTCTTCTCCCGTTCCATTAATACCAAACGTAAGGGATACTTCTACGAATTCATCTGCATTTGCTGTATATTCGATTTCTGTTAAAAATCCCTGGAAATACTTCCCTTTAAATTTATTGTTTCCGTCTGCTGCCGGTTCCATAAGATTTGCTTCCCAAATCTCAATAAGAGAATCTTCATCTAATGCTTTTTCAAGTTTGTCAATCAGCTTATCACCTTTTTTCAAAATGGAAGTCGCTGTAATCTCTACTTCCGCTGCTCCCGGTGTCCTGATTGAACCATCCTTTGTAGCTGTAGAGTCAGCATCCTTTGACTTGGTACGTCCGTTTTCTGTCGTAAAAGCAAGTGTTGTACCGTCTTCCTTCGCTGCTTCTGATAAGATTCTATACAGATAGACAAGTTTCTTACCCTGTACTGCCTCATTTGCGAAAAGCTGTAAATCTAACCTTTTCATCTATGTACCTCCTAATTAAACTTAAATTCGAGTTCTAATACTCCATGAATGAGGGGCTGTTTTGTTGTTGTGTCCGCTAAAATCCTCTGATCCATGTTTCGAAGATTCCAGCCGAAGTTTTTTGTTGACTGTAACTTATAACAGATATCCTTGATTCCTAACAGAATGCCCGATACTGTTCCTCGCTGTCTTGGACTATTGTGCCAGACATGGATTGTCTGAAAGACATTTCCGAATGCTACCGTTTTATTTCTATCGTCCGTCTGATGAGAATCTGCAAGGTAGATAAACGGGTACGGTGTTCCTTCTGGTGGAAGGAATGAGTCATAAATCCCGATATCTGGATACTTTTCTTTTAATGCTACAAGTAAATAGGAAAATAATTCCTGCTGTGGATCCATGCTTTTCACCTCATTTCACAAGTTTATCCATGTCTTTTTTAAAGAGTTCTTTTTGTTCTTCCCAACTAGGTTTTACGAACGGTTCCGCCTGCATGAACCGAGTCCCGTATTCTACATAAGGCGAGTAATCTGTTGTCGGTCCTACCGCTGCTGTCATCCCGTCATCCCGTATCTCTGTATTGATGCTGTTGGCCGTATCACCAGTCGTATACCCTTTCGTAAATGCTGTCGTTGTCTTCCGTTTCATTTTTCCATTCAGTTCATCTCCGTTGACCTGAACTACTCTTCTAACATCATTTAGATTGCAGTTTGCTTTCAGCTTTCTCTGGAGTTCATTCAGCCCTATCATTTTGATTCCTGACATCAAGCCACCTCCGACACAATAAACGTCTGCTTTGTCCGAAGCTTTCTTGTGTAATCAACCTTATAGATCTTTTCACCAATACGGATGTAATCAAATTTTTCTTTATAATGATTCCGAATGTGTAGCGTAAGACTTCCCTGCTTTATGCTGCCATAGACTAATTTAAGCATCTTTGTTTGTGTGTCCATGACAGAGGCGTATTTTAATGTTTCCTGAATTTTATCCTCTTCGTAATTTCCCGTATCAGAATCATATGCCCCTGGAACTCGTTTCTGAAAAAATACTTGTGTGCCGTACCTCATAAGAATTTGAATCCCCCTTTTCTTTTGTTCTTGTTTCGTTCGTCAAGATAAGCATTGATATCGTCCATATATCCAGAGAAATCATTGTCAGACCAGGAAAGGCTTTCTCCTTCAACACTGTGGGAAGAAAGCCCTTCTGAACCAAGTTTGTTATACCGAATAATTGAAACATCCAAAATAATATAATCCATCTCATCTGGTGGATCTAATCCTCCAAGAAGAAACTTTAACCGTTTTTTTGTCCCTGTAAGGATTAATGTCAATCTTCGGTCAAGACTATGTTCTTCTTCTGGGAGTCCTAATAATTCCTTTAAATCGCTTAATAAAACGATGTCTGTCACTGTACATCACCTTCCTGTACCGCTTCAATCAGTGGTTCTCCTCTTGCGTTTTCTGCTCCAAGAAGTTCTTTAATACGTTTTTCATCTACTTTTTTGCCCTGTCGAGGATACACATCCCCGACAGAATAATTATGATAGATTTCTCCTTCTTTGATTTTCTTTGAATCTGTTAAATCTGCAAATTCTCTGATTACTCTATACATTTACACCCCCGCTTTCGAAGTTACCTCTGTCTTTCCTGCACCAACTACTTTGTACTTGGCATCGCATTCAACAATTACAATCTCTTTTCCGGTTTCAGCGGTGATATCAGAAGAACCATCCCATACAGTCCATCCCTTTACGTTCTGTCCTTTTACCGGCATATCGAGATTTTCTCCGACTTTATACTTGTATGTATTACTATCGGTAGCTGTTGGTGTTACGGTAACCTTAGTGTCTCCAGCCTTTGTTCCGGCCGCACTGGTTACTTTTAATGTTTTAAGAGAACCGGATGTCAACTTAGCAAATGCCTCGTCTTTTACAATCATGAAACCAACATCCATTGTTACTCTCAAAGCCACTAATTCCTGCTCAAACAGATTGACTGGTGTTCCATCGGCATTAGTCAGTGTTGAAAGCTGTGCCGATTCATCTAACTTGTAGCTCATGCCAAATGGGATTCCGTAGTACATATAGTCAAAATCACCGGCATATAATGTTCCCTTATCAAGTGATTTAAGGTCTGCAACTGGCATTCCATCAATTGTATTATTCCCTCTATCATAAATTGATTCAATAACAACACCGTTCTCAATCTTGTGAGCATTTCTTAAAGTGCTTCTATTCCGTTTTGTAGAGATAAAGGCATTTGCATCGTAATCTTCGTCTGTCAGCAGGTCTTCCAGGGCAAGGATATTGTCATAGGTCAGCTCTCCATTGATTGTGTTTCCTGCCTTTTCTGTAGAACCGTCTACCGACTGCGGAAACGGATTTTCCACATTTAAGATTGCTGCCGCATCAAACTTCTTATAGAATGCTTCTGCAATCTTCGGTTTCATAACTTCGAAGAAATCGGACATCTTATACTGGAGATATTCTCTTGAGCATGGGATGATTACACCAAGCTTTTTGGCAACCATCTTAATATTTAACCACTGTGCTTTCGATGTCTTAATCTTTTCGCCTTCACCTACCCAGTAAGCACCTGGTCCTTTTGCAAAGTATTCAAATTTCTTTTCTTTGCCATCCATTTCTTCATACTTTGCAAGCTGCATGACCTTACTGTTTTCCATAACATCTTTTAAAATAAGCGTATTGTATTTTTCCGGGATTGTTCCATCCTTTTTCTCATACATTGTTACATTATCCGGATTAAATTCCGAAGCAAATAACTGTAAATCTAATTTTGTTTTATGCATTTTCTCTATCCTTTCTTTTATTTAATGATTCTGCTCTGTTTTGCCATTGCTGCAATACTTGCATTTCTACTTCTGCCTCCGGCATGAGTTCCCCCGCCGTCATGCGGAGGAGTCTGCCTTGCCTTAGCTTTGATCGCCTCAGAGATTTCTGCATCCCAAACCTTTTTAATATCTGTGATCGCTGTCTTAATCTTCTCTGCATCCATAATGGTTGCTAAAGATTCTGCAAATCCTAACGGGAGAGATTTCTCCTGCAGTTCTTTCTGAACTTCTACAAGAAGCTTTTCCTGCTCAAATTTCGCCTTTTCTTCTTCAAATTCTCTTCTCTCTTTATTGCGAAGATACTCTGCTTTTTCCGATTCGGTCATCTGTGCAAGCTTTTCTGCTTCTGAGAGCTTATCATCCGCCAGTGCCTTCCACTTTGCCTGTGCATTTCCTACAGCTGTATTCACTGCTTTCTGTACTCTGCGGTCAAATTCTGCACGATTTCCTTCCTGTGCTAAAAAATCATCGAAGCTGACAGTTTCTTTACTCCCTTCGCCGCCCTGGTTGTTTCCGTTTGTTCCTTCCGCTCCGGCTCCGCTGCCGTCTCCTGCGCCACCACCGTCTCCTTCTGCGAATAACTGTAAGTCTAATTTGTATTTACTCATATTGCTCCTTTCTGTACCGCTCCGTACTAAGTCCGAACCGTCACTCTGGGTAGTTTAATGTCATTTCGGACAAATAATAAGTTACACAATTTTTACATTGTTTGGGAATTCATTTGCTATACTGCAAATACCAAGAAAAAAAGAATCTATCAGAGTTTTTGTTTGCTCTGACAGACTCCCAAAATCTAAATTTATGATTACTTTTCCTGATTTTACTACGCAAGTGCTCTTATCCTGTGTCAAATTCTGAATAGAATTAACTAAGTTCTGTGTGAGAATTGAAACTGCTGCACATGTAATGTCTTCCCCTTTTTTTGCAAAGCCAGCATGTCCGCTAACTTTGACTTCATCTTTTCGAACGCTTACTTCAATCAAAAGAAACCCTCCTTCCTTTCCGGTCATTCCCCGCCGGTGGGAGATAACCTGGATCACCTCCTATTCTTCTGTGTGACATGTATTTGTTAATTTCCCATACACATCTTCGTAAAGTTCCTGTTTGTCTCCGTTATAGGTATATTCGGCATAGATGCCGTCACCCGAAATTGTTGTTGATGCAAGACACTTGTAATTTTGTAATGTCTTACAAGACCAGACAATATATACATTACTGAGGTCAATCTCTACACACGCTTTGTTTTTGCGATACCATTCAACCAATTTTCTTTTGCACACTGATTCAAAGTGTGCCATTCCTGTGATGATCATGTCTTTCTCCTTTCTTGCACCGGCACAATTAAATCATTAAGTCTACATCCTCCATTGCTGCTCTTGCTTCGAGTACCGCCATGTAATCTGCCATAGCTTTAAGCTGCATATTGTAAGTGCTGCGTGGGCAAGTAGGTTCAAAGGCAAGCGTTCCCTCATCCCATTTCTTAAGCATTTTTCTTAATCCGTCAAAGCGAATCTCTAACTGCTTATATTCTGCTTTGAAACGCTCTTTGTAGTCTTCACTTATCATACCTATCGCCGTTGCTGGAAGCTTATTCTTATCATATTCTCTGTAAGCTTCCTCAAATGCATATGCCGGAGACCAGCTTACATAATCATCGCTGTACTTCACGAGATAGCCTGCGTCCTCTGGATTTTCGTCCGCTGGAATCTGCCAGCCTCTGTAGTTATTGTAATCTCCTCTTGTCATTGGTCTTGCTTCAATTACTTTTGTTCCAACATACTTTTTCATGTTCTCTTACCTTCCTTTTCTTAAAAATAAGTATAAAAATGCCACCAATCGCAATGATTGATGGTATTATTTTTGATAATAAGTTTTGATAAAGCTGTCCGCTCTATATTTCGTTGTTATCTGTACATTATCAAAACTTACAAGTATTGATAATGGAAGTCAGATAAAATCACTCGTTTTTCCATCCTATAGGATATCCTGCATTTTCCCATTCCTCAAATGTCACTTGTTCTGGAATAAGTCCAAACATCTTCATTACTTTTAAATCACTTTCTTTTGACTTTCGAATTTCTTCTTCACTTGGTTTTTGTAGCATCCTCTCTTTTGCTTCCTGGGTCAGACTTGCTTTTTCCTTTTCCGTAGGATGTACATCATCGTATCTAGTTCGAAGTAAAAAACATTCGTGTTGAGATAATTCTCCTTTTCTTCTTTCCTGCTCATCTCGCGGCAGCCATATCCATTCTCTTGCTGTTAAGCCCATCGCTATCGCTCCTTTAAAAGTATGAAATATTTTCCGTTGTAATTCACTGTTTTTACAACACAAAATTCTTGTTTTCGTTCATAAAGCACTTCTTTTTCATCTAAGCCAATCGAACTAATATCTCTTCCTCTCTTTGAGGACTGAACATAAATTTGTATGTCTGCATCTTCATTATACCCTCTTTCTTTTGACATGCTCCAATATTGATTTATTGTGACTGTCTCATTTTCAACATACTCTTTCATAAATTTTTCAATTCTCTCATTTTTATCTGAAAAAGCCGTAAAATCAACTGTCCGTATAAGATTTCCTTCATATTGGGGCATCTTTGATAAAGCAGAATCTAACTCTTCTACAAACTTTCGTTCCTGTTCTGGAAGTTCATCTGTATCTTTATGATTTCTTAGTAGCTCATTAATTCTATAAGCTGCTGAACTCTTGTATTCAAGAAGTGTTTTCTTTTCTTTCTTCGTTAACTGCATCTTATCAGATTTACCAAGTGTTTTCAAGCGTTCCCATTCTTCCGTGGTTCCACCTTTATCAAGCCAATCTAGCCATGCATGATAATCTTCCATATCATGAGCTGGACCAGTAGTACAATGACACTGAGGATGCATAGGTGGGGCATTTTCTCCCGGCATCATATCCGATACATTAAATATCTTCCCATCTAATCCTTTGCAGATCTTACATGGATGCGGTCCCGTTGCCATATACTCATACTTTTCATTGCCATTCTTCTCATAAGATTGTTTTGCAACTTCTGTCTGTGCTCTTCGAAGCTCCGTAGTCATTAATCTCTCTGCATTATACTGAGAGACTCCAAATACTTTTCTGAGTCTTCTGGCAAGTTCCCTTGAGCCTTTCCCTTGTATTAGAGCCGTACGAAGATGTTTCTCTACCTCAAGTTTTAATAGTTCTTTCTGTCCCCAGATACGTTCCGAAAAGGTTGCATTGTGGAAGGATGCTCCTACGATTGCTTTCACCCTCTTTACTGTGTCTGCTTTTGTAATGGTCTTACCAAGAATACCGGCAAGCCGTTCAAATTCTTTCATGCTTTCATCAGTAATTACCTCATTGTAGTAATCCCGAAGCTTATCAAAGTCTCCTGTAAGTTCTAAAGCAATCTTTGCTTTCAGAAGTTCTAAGCGATTGACTTTCATTGTCATATTATAAAGCCGCATATCCTCATTTGCTTCTTTTGAGAAGTCTTTTGACTTTACATACTTCTTGGCTTTGCGGGCATATTCTTCAATATCAAGTTTAGATGCTCTCTTTTTTGCCTCTCCTATAGAGATCCCTTCCTTTTTTGCATACTTTACATAGAATGAATCTATCTCCTTTTGTACATCATCGAGCATATCTTCATATATCTCTTTGATTTCTTCCTGATATCCTTTTTCCCGTTTCGCACGTTCCTTTCTTGCCTGCTCCTCTCGTTCCTTCCAATACGAGCGACTATGATTCATCCGCTCTCACCTCTTCTTCTGCATTGCTTTGTACCGGAGAAAACATTTGATTCAATACTAGATCCGTTTTGTTTTCCTCTTCCTCCTCTTTTACTTTTTCCATTTCTGCCTGTGCATCTTCGATGAAAGAAGCAAGCCCTAACAAGGTTTCCTGGCTAAACTGTGCTCCGGCATCCGCTAAAGCTTTCAGTTCTTCCAGAATGGCTTTTGGAAGATTTGGGGTAAAGACAATCTGTAATTCTCCTAAGTCTGCGTTATCCGCTTCTTGTACAAAATTCTTGATATTAAGCAGCAAGCGATAGCGGCGCATTAATCCCTTCTTGAATCCCCTTTGGCTCGTTTTACATACCTGTTGAAAGCCAAAGAGTTTGTACTTCATCGCTTCTCCTGACTGCGTTCCGGCAAAAGCTTCGTCTGTAAGGTCTGGCACAAAGGATATCTTATGAATATCTTTCTGCAAGCGTTCCTTATATGCTTCCGCTCCCGTTACATCATACTGTTTGTAGATGTACTTTGCATCTGTCTGTGATTTGCTTCCGTCCGGATTGATTCCATTACTCAAAAGCAGCATATTCGCATTTTTCATGTCAATCATGTCTTGGACAGTATATCTGTTCATGTCAAGATCGCCTGTGATTGCAAGTGTTGCCTCGTTAAAATCACTCATATAGTTTGCAGAATCCGATTCCGCTGCATCGTAAAGATCTATTAAAGATGTGACATCCTCATATCCTCCCTGACGATATCTATCCGGGGAGTATTCTGTGATCGGAACCTCTCCCCAATAATGCCGCTCTCTGCTTTCTTCTTCCAGATTGAGAATGTTTACAGTAGTCGGTTTATATGTAATGGTCTCTGTATCTGTATAGACTGTTATAGATACCCTTTCTTCCTGTCCGATCTTGTACTTCGGATACCTTACAGCAAACAAAGGTGTGCGTTCTACATCCAATCCATAACACACGAACGTCTCAAACACATTGCTGATCACTGACCTATCCTCATCATTCTGGTTACGATACTGTAGTTCATAAGCCCTTCCATACTTGCGGAAATCTCTCCACAGCTCCGCATCCAGTGCTTCAATATCATTTACCCGGTCATATTCTTTTATCATCTCGTTTATCTTATCATCTTCGCTGACCTTCTTTATTGGAACCCCGGTGTTGTATCCTACGTCAAATACATTGATAATCTTAGCAAAATTGTGAGCCACTCTGTAATCTGCCTTTTCTTTTTCTGTCCTTCGCCGCTCCGCATTATAAATCGTTGGATTTCTGGCTTTGATATAATCATCTAATGCCGCAAGTCTTGGACACTGCACTTCATGATGATTCATTATCATTTCTCTTAATAATGCTTTATCACTCAAAATCTCTTCCGCACTATGAGCGCGATACGAGAAGTTGGCTTCTGGCCCATATCTCTGTTGTAAATTTCTTTCAGAACGATACACCGGTTTTGTATCTTTCTCAAATTCATTTACATGTAATGTTTCCTCGCTCATCGCAACATACCTCTCAATCTCTTTGCGTTCTGTATCTGTTTTTGTGGAGTTTCTATCTCTCTTACTGTCATATCGGAGTAAATGCCGTATCGGATTGCGCAAAGAACATCGTCATTCTCTTTTAATGGTTCTCCTGTGTTCTTTTTCCACACGTACTTATAAATCTCTTCCCGGAATCTCGGACATTCATCATAAACAATAAAGAATTTTTTTGTCGTCATAAGCGTTGCGACCGCTTCAATTCCTGACAATACTCTGTTGTTTGCCAGATATGCGGATATTCCCGCTTTCTGAAAAGCTGAGATATGCTCCGTTCTGGCCGGGTCACAATAAAAAGGGATGTTACCATATCTTCTGATAACATCCTTTGCTCTCTTTATCCATTCGCCTATATATTTATGCTGTGCTGCATATTCTTCTATGATGTAATACTCATCACCTTTTACTCCAATTACAACAATTGCTCCATAATGCTCCCAGCCCCAGTCCACACCAGCAAAATACCGGTCAAATATTATCTTGTTTGCCTGTTCTCTCGTGATTACATGGACATTTCTATCAAATTCTGGATAAACAACTCCTTCTCCCGATACCCATAATCCATTAATACCTCTATCATAAAACATCCCTTTGGGGGTTGTTTCTTTGATCTGCTGCACATATCTTTCATCCAAGAACGTATTATCATCTAATCGGAAATGAAAGCTCATAATCCCAGCCGCTTCTGACTGGATGTAGTCTTTTAACAGCCAATGCTCTGGATGGTCCGGGTTAGTATCGGCAATGATTCTTGCTCCTGGACCGCTACATCTTGCTTTAATCTCGTCAAAGACTTCCTGATTTGCAAGTGATGCCTCATTGATATAAGCTCCAAAAGCTGTCATGCCTCGAATTCTTCCCAGACCAGATATTGAACCATGCGAAGTCTGCACAACCCTTACACCAAATAATGTGAAATTATTGTATTTATCAAACTTAAATTCAAATCCATATTTATTAGATAGCTCTATGAGGATATTCTTCTGAATATTTGAAAAAGAATATCCTGCAAGAATGTATTGTGGAGTATCTATCCCAAGTTCATTTGCTATTCCCCGAACCCTCATGAGTTCCTGCAAGAATATATCATTGTCTAGCTGTGTCTTACCGCTACGCTTCGCCCCATGATTGATCAGCATAAACCAATCTGTATTCTGGCAGGCTTTCAGTATATCTATCTGCTTCTGCGTGTAAATATTATTCAGATTCAGCATCTAGCTCACCGCCTATCGCTTCGAATAGCTTAGCCACCTTATCCTCTACAGATATCTGATCATCAACTTTAGCCTTTGCTTTCAATACTCCTATTCTTGCCTTCTGTTCTTCTGTTGCTAATTCATAATTACTATGCAACAGTTCATCATATTGCTTTATCAAGGACCTTAATTCTCCCTGTGCCCTTGCCTGTGCTTTTAAAAATGTTGCCTGTTTATCCCATGCCTGTTGTACCTCCCATTTTTCACCTATAACATTTCCCTCTTTTTCCTCTATCTTTTCAATCGTCTTATCCTCATGGTCTTTTACATACATGATCTGCTGCGCTCTTACGATGGCTGCATAAGCAATCTGTATGTTCTCCCAGAGAATATCAAGAGGATTTTTCTTCTCGATATCCTGGATAATAGAAAAGGTTTCTTCTGGAAGATACTTCGAGAAGAAACCATGCTTTTCTGCGTTTTTATTATTAGGCTGACCGCCTTTCTTTTTATTCGAACGTTCGCTTTTCTTATCCGAACGTTCGTTATCCCATTTATAAGTACTTTTCCATCGCCTAACTGTTCCTTCTGGAAGATTTAGTTGACTTGCAATCTCAACTAATTTCAGTCCTTTCAGGTATAGTTCTTTTGCCTGAATTATTCTTTCGTCCGGCTTTCTCGGCATCATCACCACCTCTTTATTCGTTTTGGAAATATCCCCTCCAGGAATCGAACCTGGGACATTACTCTACCACTGAGCTAAGGGGATAAGAAAAAGACCACACATTTTGTGCGGTCTTGAATTACTATATTATCTCACTCTATAATATCATCTCTTTTTAAAATACTTTAATAAATTAATATTTTCGATCTTGTTTATTTTTTTCATCCAATATATCTTGATATTCCGTACGTTTTTCCAATGGGATAATGTCATCAATATATGCTTTTGCATTTGCCTTCAAGCACATATATTTTTCTGGATATTTAATTTTAAGTATCGATATAATAAGAATTGATAACCGACGAAAATATTTTAATTCCTCTTTCAAATTTCTTTTTACATATGTATTGAATCTTTTCATATTATTTATATTTTCAGGCACTTTATTAATATCTGTATGAATATATTTACATGCTTCTGAATATATATACTTAATTTGACTTTTGTATTTTGTTAATATATTCTTTTCAATACCACTACTTCCATTATCAATACAAGCAAAGAGATCTTCTAAATTTTTCATAGCATAATCTTGAGATATATATCTCAAGAAACTCTCTATAGTATTTCTATATAAAAAATAAATTAATCTTATATCCCCAATGATTACACAATTTAATAGTGAACACATATTTAACAAAATATTATTAAGTAATTGAACTTGTTTTTCTTCTCCAGATGTATATTGGAACAAAACTCTTAATCCGGTATAATACTTATTAATCTCTCGTATAAACTCTTTTCTAGAATTAATTTCTTTTTTCTTATAGACTTTATTTAAAATATTCATTGAGTTTGCTGTATTTTTCTCAATGGTGCGTTTGAAGTCACTAACCACATCCATAAATTATAGCTCCATTCTTTCTATCACACTATAAATATCAACTTTTTCTAAATCATCATTATTGTTTATTTTTTTTAATATCTCAAATAACTTATTCAAATAATTATTTATTTCATCTTCATCTGTTATTTCTTTAATTATTCGAACTATTTTCCCGCAAATTGTTGTACGTGAATGAATCATATAATCACTTAAGGAAATTCCAAAATTATTTTTTAAAAAAGTAGCAATATCTTTGTTTTTTCTAAAAATTTTTTTTGATAAAATTAAATTTTGAAGAATAGAAATAAACAAAAGTTTCCTAACTACCAAAATATCCGATAATTCAGAATCCATATTACTCCTTTCTCTTGTATTTAAATATTCTTTTATTAAATCCAGCGTATTATTATCTATCATTCAAGCTTCCTCCATTCACTGCACAATTATATACATCTAAAAATTCCCTAGTTAATTTTAATATCGGACTTTTACAACCTTTCGTTTCATACATCAATTTTTGTTCTTCACTAGCTCTTGCGATTCGGTTATTTATTATAATGGTCTGCTCAAACACTTTACTGAATTTATATTTTTCTCTTATTTCACGTAATTTCTCATCATGATATCCGCCTGATCCCTTTTGTACAAGGTTCGCTATAATACCAAGTCTTTGTATTTTCGCATTTTTTGTTCTGCGATTATTAAATTTTCCAACAATCTTTTCAAACAGTGATAAGCCTATTGTAGATAAATAATCTGGCTTGATTATTAACAAATAAAAATCAGAGGCTTTAAATGCAGAGGTCGTATATACTGACTGCGTAGGCGGACAATCAATGAAAATAAAATCATACTTATCTCTCAAACTGGCATTATCTATAAATAAATTTAATGTATCTGTTGCTGTTCCATCTGTATCAACTATATTTGTCATTCTTAAATCGCCACATATCAAATCTAAGTTTTCTCTTACATTATATATAATTTTCTCACTTATAGAACTTTCAGAGCTTGAAACTGAATCTGGTTCTTCTCCGCTAATACCGTACAAATCATCTTCTGCACTATCCTTATAAAGCCAGTAAATAGTTTCCTTTTCTGTATATTTATCATCAATCACTTTTTGAATATTTTGAGGATTTAATAAATATTGTGTAGCATTCATTTGTGGATCAATATCAATCAATAATATTTTTTTACCTTGATCAGCCAAACAACCGGCTATATTTACACAAACTGTTGTTTTTCCAACTCCACCTTTCATATTCATGAAAGATATAATATTTCTTTCCATTTGTTTCCTCCGTAAAACATTTTTCTTTATTTTACAATATATATCGATAAATTTCCATACTACTACGAATTTTTTATATAACAAAAAATACCCCACATTTCTGTGGAGTACCTTCTGAAAAAATGTTTTACAAAGGAAAACTACTTATCCTGTCTTCTCAATTTTAAATTTTAACACACTTCATCGTAACATGTGTAACATTCGTAACAAACTTTCATTTTTCTTCAAAAAATCTTTTAAGTTCCATCTTTAACCCTCCGGAGGTACTTCCTTTCATCCGATCGGCTACTTCTTCCCATGTAAGTTTTTTCTCATATCGAAAGCGGATAATTCTCTGGATACGGATTGGTGCCTGGTTAATGACTTCTAGTGCCTGCAGTCTGACGCTGTTTGCTTTTTCTCTCCGCTTAGAAAGAATATCCCTTTCTTTCGTCAAGCGTTCATTGCGTTTCTCATCATACGCAAGCCCTTCGATGTTAAAGGACTGTTGTGTATATGGATGCTCATTCATGCTGCCTTTTACCTTGTCAGAAGTGACTACAGACTGTTTCTGTTCAAGCTCTGCAATATCATCCTCCGTCTCTCTGACTAACTCGCAGGCATCTACATAATCATTGAGAACCTGTTTTATGTTCAAGATAACCACCTCCTGCTATCTATAAATCTTGCCTGTTTTCTTGTCTCTGAGTTTAATCCGTCCGAATACTTCAAGTTCATCTATTGCTGCCACCGCTTTCATTGCATTTATTGTTCTTGTCACTGAATCCGGCGACTTATCCGCTGCCTTAATCGCATCATGAGCTGTCTTGTCTTTATAGTGTTCGTGATTTCGTGTATCCATCCTACCACCTCACTTATTAAGTATGCAAAATACAAATCCTGTATAAATTATCGCTACTATGATTACTATTGCTTCTGTTATACTCATTCTTGCTCCATTTCTAATTGTCTTCTTGTTTCTTTTCTCAGACCTTTAATACAACAAACCGCTGCCCCGCCAATCTTTACATTAAACCAGCTACATTCTGTACAAATCTGGCCTAAACCGCCTGTGTCATAACATGCTTTGTAGTCTTCCGCCATTTCTTTTGACACATGCAATCTCACTTCCACATGCGGTGCTGGAAAAATTTTAATTGTTTTTGCTTTCTTCATTTAATCGTCCCTTTCTTTTACTTTACAAATAAACTGGTTATTATTTCTTGTGTATAATGTTTTTTTGTCAAGTATCTCTTATTTTTCATGTTATTTTGTAAATTTCCGCTTATATATGCTCATGCAACTCCGGTGGTCCGAACGACTGAGGCTCCAGCTCCATCAAAACATTATATCTCTCAACATGTTCATCCGGTGCAATCTCATCATTCATAAGCTCCTGCTCCAACTTATCATATTCAGCATCTATTCTCTCTTTAAACTCCTGACGGCTTATTTGTCCTTCAACGAGCATGCGTTCTAAAACTCTGTATTCGTTACTCATAATTTACTTTTTCCTCTTATTCACCTGTTTCGTATGCTCCGCCACTCTCTTGCAGCCAGCTTTCCATCTCTGGTAGGCTTTACCTTGCTTACATGGCTGATTCATTCCCTCACAACGGTCTCTTTCGGGACATTTCACACATGGATTAATCATCTGTTTGCTCCTTTCCTCTTATTCAGCTTCTCTGCATATTGTTTTAATAAAATATCACAATCTACAGAGCAACCTTCCTGACAAAATTTTTCTACTTCCTTGTCTGTTAATCCGTATTCCTCTTGCTTATTTTCGAATAATATTTGACATGATCCTGTCATAATACTAATCTCTCCTCGTCTTTCATAGAATCATCTGGTCTATACGGTTCTGGCAGCGGCATCCATGCTGTTACAAAACAACCTAAAGATGCATATGTTCTGCCTGTAAATGGAGCATAAAAAGCTCCTCCCTCATCATCTACTTTCCAAGTGCCTACAAGCGGCTCCTGCTTCTCATTTGCAAATGATAACAATACATGTTCTCCGTTCTGGGGTGTTTTTTCTTCTAACGGTATCCATTCACAAATTTTAGGCTGCTCTTCAATCAGCTTAATTACGTTTGTGCCTACAAGTAATCTCTCTTCACATTCCTTAATGAGTCTTTTTTCGTCAATCATCTCTTTCTTCTCCTTTCTGCAGCTTTTCGCATATCTTCCCAATCCTTTCTTAAGTCTTCTGGGAATACTTCCGGATTAACTACTTCTTTTCTGGCTTCCAACTCTGCTCTAATAAACTTTTGTTTTGTTAATTCTGTTCCTGCTTTTTCTAAGATATGCAGTGCTGTCTCTAAGTCTTCTTCTGTCAGCTTCGGATCACAAAGAAATGAAGTCAAATAGGGGGGCTCTGCTTCTAAATCATGTAAGCTTCTTTCGATGATTCTTCTGACATTGTCTGTGTAAGCCTCAAGAGGGATATCTATTTCAATCTTCTTCATTCTTCCTCCTCGATGTATTCCATCTGGCTTGCAGAAACTTCGTAAGCTATCTTATCAACTACCTTACCTTCTCCAATTCGTTTCTGATATTCTCTGCTTTGAATACGTCCCCGTAACTGAATCCTGCTTCCCACTGTAAGGTTACCTGCATATCTCGCATTACGTCCCCAACATATGCACGGAATATAATCAGACTTGCCATAAGCCCTGTTTACAGCCAATAACACATCTGCAATTTCTCTTCCAAGAGGTGTTGTTCTATATACTGGCTCTTTACAGATATATCCATCAAGAAAAATTTCATTGGGATTTCGATTCTCTGCACTGTCTATCATCTCAATCTCTTTTGCAAACAAAAATAAAACCACGCGATTTTTATCGCTTTCTTGTTTGTTATGAGATCGGAACTGACCTCGCGCCTCTAAAAACTGACCAATATGCGACTGTTTCACATCAATAAGGCGTTCTGATACCAGCAGCGGAATAATGTCACTTGAGTGACTGAGTCTGCTCACTTTTAACTTCACAAAATAGAATCCTTCGCCAAAAACCTCATGGTTGAATTCAAAATCAGAGATAATTTCTCCTGCAATTACTGCCTGGTTATTTTTTAAAATTTTTTCTATCATGTTTACTCCTTCTCCCCGGCATTGCCGGGGAATCAATGGCATATAGCTCCGTGTTCGCACATGGAGCGGTTAACAAGTTGCTGTAATGTAAAAATCCTCTAAAGAGGCGTGTCCAGCTTTAAGCGACTAAAATATTCTTCTATCTTTTCTGCTGTTTCTTCTGGATTCTCTGTATCAAAGGCAATATTAGCAATCTCTTTCATATGTCTTAAGTCTTCTCTCAAAACTTCTTCTTTTATTCCTTCTACAATCAGCACGAAATCCATCATGTAGTCCGCAAGATTCCCTTCCATCTCTACAGTCAATTTTTCAGTGTCTGTTTTTATCATTGTTATCTACCTCCCGTGAGCCTCTCTTCCAGTGCACCGTAATCATATTCACGCTGCTCAAAATTGTGAAATCCATTCCTGCTTGCCTGCTGCTTAGCGGGGTTCTCCTGCTTGCTATTACGTTCCCAAGTTCTCACACACGCCTTCCAGTCTTTCATTTTGTTCTTCCCCACCATCCAGTTCTTCGATGTGTAAAAATCTACGAAATACTCCGCATCGATACTGTTGCCTCTTTGCTCACAGTAGTCCCTCACTTCCTGAATAGTCGGTGGTTTGAAGATTGTGCGTGTTTTTTTAGATATATCGTCAGATATATCTTTTTTTATCTTAGTCTCTGTCTTATATCTATTTATGTCAGCCTTTTGTACTTCCTTTGTGCTTCCTTTGTACTTCTTTTGTACTTCTTTTGTACTGTCATTTGTATTGTACAAAATGCAGTACTTAGTGCATGTCCCTCGCTTTTTTGAAGATATAAAATCAATCAACCCAAGTTGCTTCAACTCGTTCCTGGCACGAATAAAGGCTTTCTCACTAATACCCATTCTTTCGCTCAGACTTACGTTAGTGCGAGAGAACCATTGTTCCCAAACGCACCTATTGTTGATCATTAAAAGTGTATGAAAAAGCAATTGCGCATTTCCAGAAACGACGTTGCACTCGCAAAAATCGTAAAAATTATTGAGCATATCTAAATATGTCATAAGACTCCTTTCAGGACTCAATATTTAATTTTCTATGATTTGTTTTCTAAGTTACTTATACTGACCTCCACTCTTGGAGAGCCTGAATAAAATTTCTCCATGGATAACGAGACAATCTGCGTATCATCATGATAAGCGACCTTATTTAACGCGTCTAAGATACTCTTTATAACATTATCTAAATCCGGCTTCTTTGTCGGCCGGATAAGACCGGCAAGCATCTGCTGCCGCTTTTTCTTGCTCGTATTCTTTGCGATCGGGTAATATGCTATGATATTTGCTCTAAGCTCCTCATCCGCATCAAAGGGATGAACCCCGGTCTGATAATAGCAGGTCTTTATCAGATTCTCATAAAGTACCGTTCCATCTGGAGTATAAGAAAATGTACGACCGTTTGTGTGTACGGTTCTGGCCCGGGCCTTTCCTTTCGGAGGGCCGGGCACTGTAAAATGAATTTCCGTCATTGCTTTAATCCTTTAAAAAAATGTCTGCTGGCCTTCTGGTGCCTGCGAACGTCCCTGATCAGATGTCGGCTCCTTTATAGCAGAGGCCACCACTTCCGGCTGTATCATTGCCTTTTCTTCGATCGCTGCAGCTTCTACTGGAGGAACATAAACCTCACCAGCAACATCTTCCGCAAATCCCTTTTCCTCTGCGGTATACATGCCTCCGAATGCTGAAGGAAATGCTTCTCTTAAGGCCTGTACTAATGCAACCTTGCGGATCATTGTAGATGGCTTCTTACTCCACTGGGCATTTAAGCTTCCGTCTTTCTTTCTACCGGCATATTCGTCAAAGGAAACCTCTGCTTCGTATGCATGAGTGCGATCAGTGCGGTAAACTTTCGCCCATCCTCCGAGAATCTCTTCCGAAGGCAGCTTAAAGCAACCGGTTCTATGTGTTATTTCCTGCGTCTGTGCATCAAGAACAATAATTCCGGCTTCAAAGCCATCATAATTCTCATTTGCCTCTGCACGTTTCATATAAGCTTCTTTGCCGATAACCATCGTTGCTGGCTCACTTCCATACTTAATACAGTAAGCCTCTTTTGCCCATGGATTGAGACCGCTATTCTTGCAAAGATTCATAAACATGATAACTTCATCTACTGTGACGTTATCCTTGCTTCCGGAAACCATGTACTGCTTTACAATCTCCGGAGTAAGTTCAATCTTCATACCTCCTACCTCGTAGGAAGCGGACTGAACATTCTGAAAAGCCTCTGTTCTCTTTTTTGCCAATGTGTTTGATACTGCCATTTATAATTCCTCCTTCTCTAAAACCTCTACTTTCTCAGCATTGTTTTTTAATTTCATTAACACTTCGTTCAAATAAGCAAACTGTGTTTCGTTCGCTGTAATCTCAATCACTACTCTTTTACGTCTGAGTTTTGCAGCCTGCTCCTGATAACTTTCTGCGATAGCCGGCTGCTGTGTAACAATACCTGCCGGATCCGGCTGTTTTTCCGGAATAGGGGCAGACTGTACCTTACCGGCCAGTTCTACCCTGGCGGCCTCTTCTTTTCTCTTACGCTCTTTTTCTTCTGCTTCCTGCTTCTTTTGTTCTTCGTAAAGAGCTTTCTTCTTTGCTGTATCTTCGAGCTGCTGTTTTTTTGCCATAGCAGCCATGAGGTCAAAGTCTTTTAAATACTCTTCCTTCATCTCATAGATATAAGGACTGTTTTCTGCATTGATAATCTTTAAGTCTCCGTCTATCTTTTCCCGAATAGTGATAATCTCCTCTTTTATGGATTTTAATGTTGTAGAGACGTTCAGCCAGGATTCTTTAAAAATCTTATCAAAAGGAATTGTTCTGTCCAGATCACCGATGCACTCCTTATAAATCTCTTTGACTTTTGCAAGCTTCTCCTGCCTTAATCCTTCTTCATATCCTTTTACCTGTGTATCGATATTCTCGATTGCTCCATTGATGATCTCAACCAGTTCTTTCTCCTTAACAGCAAAATCTTCATAAGGAAGCATAACCTCTTTTTTGATTTCTTTTCTCTTATCCTCAAGGGCAGTAACTAATTTTCTTAAATTCGCTCTATCCTGCTTTGCATCTTTTATCTGGTCATCGCTATAAACGAGATTCAGATAATCGCTTGATTTTTTTGTGATCTCTTCTTTTAGCTCTTCAAAGTTCCAATCGATCGCTTTTAAGAAACCGTCTGCCTGTGGGTTATAAATCTTTAACTCCATCGCTATTTCTCCTTTTTAAATTTCCGGAAGAAGAAGTCCCGGCTCCTGTCCGCTTTGCAAGCTGTGCCAGAACGCTTCCTCCTCTTCTTTTAACATCTTGATATCCGAGAGGACTTCTTCCCTCTCAATGTGATAATGTTTCGTTGTCAGCCTCACTTCCCCATCTCTTACACGCTTAAGCTGTGCTTTTAACACTACGAAGTCATACTCTGTGACTAAGAGATAGTGAAGGACCTGTATGTAATAATTGTCCGGTATCCGATTATCCCATTTTTCCCACTGCATAGACTGTAAGATATTTGTTGTCTTAATCTCTAAAATGCCTCTCCGTCCATCTGGATCCATCAGTTCACCATCCAGTGAGGCATGTGCCCAGGGATATTTTTTATTGATGATCATGTTGTTGTCGTAATACTCCACTTTGTATTCCGGATAGTCTAAAGCAAACAATGCTCTAAGCAGCGGCTCTGCATCGTTTCCATACTTGACATATGATTTGCCCGAAATATCTACAGGAGACATCTGTCCTTTCTTCTCCATCCACAGTTCCTGATTTGTTTTATATGGATTCAGTCCAAGGATAGCAGAGGCATCGGAACCGCCGATGCCCTTACGATTTACCAGCCACTCTTCCATGGAATCAAATTGGATTCTTGTAATATCTGTTGAAAGCTGCTCTCTCTTCATGTTGTCTCCAGAAAACTAAAACGCTGCATTAACATCTGCATCTTTTCTTCCAATTCTCCAACACCCTCTAAATTTTCTATGCGCCCCCCTGCCGGTTGCGCCAAAATAACATCGCCTAAAATTGGTATACCAGTTTTGACATAACCGTACAAAAAGGAGGCTACTGCATTTGCGCTTGGACAAAAACCATTTACATCTTTAGGTTTGTAACCGTTTTTATCCAACATCATAAGAACGGGGCACTTAAAAAAATCATACAACTCATTTGTTGTAACTACTTCTACAGGACCGCCCATGGCATCCATGATCGCTCTATTGTTGCTAAAATCCACATCCACGATAGAAATCTTATTATCTGCGGTTATCTTAATTGTCTTCATTTCGACACCTCGTTTTTTCTTTAAATCTAAGTTAATCAGCTTTATCAATGCGACTTTACGTCTTAACAGGAGCAGCGATGTTGGCTCCTGCTCCAGAGCCAGCTCGTTTTGTTCCCACTTACGCATTAAGAAATTAATTATCATATTCTTCACCTGCTAATTTTTCGAGATATGCGATACATTCAAGGTATTCTCGTTTCGTTGCATCAGAATCATAACCCAAAGGCATCTCAAAGCCCTTATCCCAGTTTTTTTCTTCGGAAATTTCACCTTGCATAGTGAGTACATCTATTGAATAGTTAGCATATCTAAAAAGGATATAATTTCCTGCCTGCTGTGCTGCATGTACTTTCCCAACCAAAAGTTTGATATCTTCTAAGCTTAAGGTTCTATTCTCCATCACTTTCATCAACTCCAATCTCTTCCATCAATGCCTTGATTACTGCTTCGATACCATCTTCTACTTCTTTTTTTGATAATACTCTTGGCTCGCCGTGAACCAATCTGGACATTCTTCTTCCGACTTCTCCTTCGACTTTTGCCGTCATTCCGATTTTAAAAGCCTCCTCTAATTTTTCAGCAAATCCTTTCGGTAAAATCTTTTTCAAATCTCGTGTAATAACTGCAAATTCGAGAAGAAGCATCCCTGGTTCTCCATCAATTACTATGATTTTTGTTTTTTCTTCAATCTTAATCATAATTTCTCCTTCCATTTTTCCATTTCTGTGTTACAATTTAATTGTTATTATTTTCTATGCGCCTGTTGGAGTTGCCGCTTCGCAGGTGCATTTTTTATATTCTTCCAAATCTATTCCCTGCGCTTTAGCAAACGTAATGGCATTAATAAAATAGATAGGTCTTTTCTTGTTTCTCCCTGGCAAAGCCTGCGCCCATGAATACATACCCTGCTGAATAGCAAGTGCAAGTGCTCGCTGTGACACGCCCATGATTCCAGCCGTCTCCGTGAGTGTAAGTCGCGGAATCTTAGGATATGATATACTTGGTTCTTTGAAGTTTTCGTTTCCAAAGTAATCTTCTGGCATCCCTATTGCTGTAGCAATCACGCCCTGTCTCTTCTTGGATGGTATGTTTTTGCCTGATAGATACTGACAAATAGAACTTTTATTTATGCCTGTTAATCTGGATAGCTCTGCCTGAGATATATTCTGTTCTGAAAGTATGTATTTTAACTTTTGAGAAAATGTCATGGTTTCACCTCCTCTCCAACTATTCTTGACTTTTCATAAATTCTCTCATATTCTTTTTATACAGGACGCTGGCACGTCCAAGTACGAAAGAAAGGAGTTATTATTGTGAATGATGATTTAATAAAATCTGATAACTGGAAAACTTCTGACACGAAAGCTTTAATCTCTGAGCTTCGTAATTCGTTATCAGTACAAGCGTTGCCTGCTTCTGGTATAGGAAAATCAATTCTTGAATCATATATCAAAGGATTTACTTCTTCGACTGGAAAATGGGATACATCCTCACTTGTTTCAGCCGCAGCACTTTCTGGTAATATTGCTAAGCAATCAATTGAAATATCTAGTGCCGCCGGCATTGCTCATTTGGTAAATGAAGAATTAACTAAGAGTATCTCTTCCTCATTTAATACCGAATCAGCAAACACTTTTGAAAAATTTTTCCCTCCAAATGAAGATTATGTAACTCTTGATAAGGATTCGATTGAGACATTCGAAATTCCTGAATCAATAGCTATTCCTCTTGGAAAATACCGAGTAAAAATGTCTACGGATGTGTTTATCAGTATAATTTCTTTACTGGTATCCATTATTTTGAGCACATCAATCGCCTTATATCAATCCAGCCAAGGTCCTACTAAATCTGAAACCCAACAAATTCAACTTGATGAAACTCAAAATGCACTTCTCCAGACTCAGAACCAACTTCTTTATGATTTATTACATAGCATAGATACATCTTCCTCTAGTGAATCAGGATCCCTGCAATCTTTAAAGAAAGCAGTCGAAGAACAGAATTTACATCTATCAAGGATTGAGAAATCTCTTGATTCAATCGAAAAATCTCTCGATAATAATGCATCATCCGGCAATACTGAATCTGAAAAATAATACTAATAATGAGAAATCCCATCTGCGTAAGCAAGAATGCTATTCTTAAATTTCTGACTTGCTTACGCAGTTTTTGGATTTCTTCTTTATTTTCATCCATATCTCGCCTCCTATCCTGCTTTCTCAGCCATCTTGTTTTCTTAGTTTCCCTTTGTTATAATTTCCCTAATCAAATATGAAAGGAAAATTATTATGTCTTTAAAATCGGTTTTGTCACTATTTACTCGCTCAAACATCACTCTCTTTCTTTCCATTTGGGGAGCTGTTGGCTCAACATTATCCTGGCTCTATACCTTTTACAAAAATCACAAGCATTTTTCTATTGAAATAATTGGATACCATCCTTCTTCAACTGGCTTATTACTCTATGTACGATTCTCCAATCATTCAGAACTCCCATTATCAATAAACGAAATAGCTGTTCTACATAACAATCATGAATACATCAGTAATAAAATTTCTGTAAGAGTTTTAGAGCAGATTCATAAAAGTGGAAAACAAATTATTAGTCAGCATGATTCTTATTCCATGCAATTTCCAATTAATCTTTCTCCGTTGTGCGGAGATTCTGGTTATTTGTTCTTTTCTGCTGAGAAAGATGACTTTCCACCTCTTTCCAAGCAGGTGACTCTGATAATTCGCACCAATCGCGGCCGGGAAGTCCGAAAGACACTATCACTTGGGAATCTTCTTGATTGATGTATCTTTTTTCAAACACTTGTACTTCTCGGTATTTTTTAAACCTTGGCTCCGGACGCAAAGTTTGGAGTTCTTTTCTTATGAGAACTAACTCGTTATAAATTTTTCTTAAAAACATATCGTTCCCTATCCTGCTTTCTAATTTTGATTAGTGAATTAAATTCAACATTTTAATTAAAAAAAATAGAATCGCGTTCTTTTTTTGTAAGACGTAAAATTCGAGTCAACGAAACAATTTCAGAGGCTCTAAAATCTGGATTATTCATTCTATTATAAAATGTTTCCCTGCCAACGCCCATTTTTTCTGTTAAAAAAGAAATACTCATTCCGGATTCTTTTATTTTTTCCTTAAGAAGTTCCACATTAGCCATCTTTTTCCCTCCTTGTTCAATATTTATTTTGGTGAATTACATTCACACCTGTAATATATCATCTCGTTGAATATATGTCAACATTTTTCATCATTTTTGTTGATTTATTTTCACACACATGATATATTGACTCTGGAAGGTGGTGATATTATGTTGCTACTCTATAAAAATATCAAGAAACGTCGATTAGAAATTGGAATGTCTCAAGAGGAATTAGCCCAAAAAACTGGCTATACGAGTCGTTCATCTATTGCTAAAATCGAAAAAGGCGAAGTTGATTTACAGTTGTCTAAAATTAAACTTTTTGCAAATGCCTTGCGTGTTAGCCAATCGGAATTGATGGGATTGGAAGGAATTGCAACTGCTGCAACTGCTGAATTTTTAGCCGACTTAACTCTTGATCCAGAATTATTAGAGTATACAACAAAACTTTCTAAAATGCCTAATAGCCATAAACATAAAGTCTATGGCTATATAGATAGAATTGTAGAAGAAATTAATTAAAGATACTGGGGACTAGCACCCCCAGTTTCTTTTTAATTTTTCAGCAAATACAAATACGAACTCGCAAAACGTTTCATTTTCGCAATTGCTAATTAATTTGAGAAGTTTCTTTCTGTACATTATGTAACGCTCCTTTCTTCCGAAAGTATGTTCGATTTTATTCCATTATATAACTCGAACATATTTTCGTCAATATGTAATTTTTGGAATTAAATTTCCCATCATTAATAGTATGTCAGAATAGCCATTCAAATAAATTTCTCCTTTCGAAAGCGATTATAACAGATTTTAAAATTGGACGATTTTTCTGTAGAAGTTTTTTTGTCATTTCTATCGGTTTGTATAGTGTGGATAATTTTCTCTATTATTCTTCCAAATTTTGTGTACTTATTTCATATTTTGTTGTATAATTTTACTTGTAACTATTTGATTTTTTCATTAATACATAAAAAGGAGTAAGAAATTATGAAAAAGAAAAAGATAATACCTGCAATAATCATTCTTTTGATAGTTATTGTTGCAGGTTCCTGTTTCTGGTATTTCCAGTACAAAAAGCCACATGATGAAGCTGTTGCTAATTTCAATAAGGCAGTTTCTGCTTTAAAAGAAAGTAATAAGCCATTAGACGAGGCAGTATCATCTCTCAAATCTGTAATTGATTCAAAAGAAGAACCCCTGGATCCAGCAACACTCACCACAGCAAAAGGTAAATTATCGGATGCTAAAAAAACTGAAATGAAAGTTCCAGAAATGCCAAAGAAGACAAATGATATTAATACAGCAACTAAAAAAATATCTACCATTCCGGATTATTCAAATATTATAGCTACTCTTTCTGAGGCACAGACTAATTTGGAAAATAGCATCAAACAGCTTAAACAGGTAACAAATCCTTCGGAAGATTTTGTAGTGGAACGTTTGAAACAGATTAAGAGTATTTCCGGAGTTGAAGCCGTTACCGAAAAAACAGATATTAATAGGCTTTTAAATAAAAACGGTGGATATACCGCTTGTGTGTATTTCTCAAGTAAGAAAGTAAAACAGGATTATGTTTATGGTAATACCATTGCTGAAAAGGGAACAGATGGCGGTGGAGCTATTGAAGTCTTTGCTTCTGCCAAGGATGCAAAGAAACGAGAATCTTATCTTGCTTCTTTTGATGGAAATGGCATGATGGATTCAGGCTCTCACATTGTTCTTGGTACTGTTTTGATTAGAACATCAAGTCAATTGACTGCTACACAGCAGAAAAAACTTACAGAGCAGATTTCGAATAAATTTACAGAATTACAATAAATAAATTTGAAAGAGGAAAACTTATGAAAAAAATTTTGGGATTACTACTTGCTATGATTTTAGCAATTGGAATGTGTGGATGTTCTTCTGGAACTTCTTCGGTTAAAGAATATAATATTGACGAATTTCTTCCAACTTACAGGAAAATACTTAGTTCTATCGAAGAAAAAACTCAATACTGGAGTGAAGACGAGCTTCAGTCTTCCAAATATACTGAACTTGTTAAAAAGGAAGCAGAGTCTGGTGGATTTTCTTTAAATCAAACTATTATCATCAGGGGAAAGGTTGATACGACCTACCCTTCATTCTTGTTTATAAGTACCAGTAAAAACTCCAACGAAGATACAGAATCCGATGATTATGAAGATGAAGATTTTGAACCTGATTCTGAAGATGCAGACTTCGATTCTACAACATTTATGTGCCTTTTTTCGGAAAACCCTAACTCACCTGCACTATTAGAACCTGGTAGTAATGTAGCAATCGAGGGAACTCTTTTTGCGGAAAAGAAAGATGAGGAAAAAGGTACAAAATATATATCCGAATACCTTTCAGACTGCAAAATCAAATCCCCTGATATAAGTAAAGTTAAATTTGCCGATAATGTAACTGATGCTATAGCGGTTGATGGTTCAGAGCGGATTATGGGAACTGTAAATTCCATAGAGGAAATAACCGCATCCGATGATGACAAAGAGGAGTATCTAGAAAGCGTAGATACCTCTTCTGATGAGTACAATTATGCATCCGCATACAGATTCGCTAATTATGTAATCTATCTTAATAACGGTCCTGGCAACACGTTACCTTGTTTTATAAATACTACCGAAGACCTTCTTCCAAAAGAAGGAGATAAAATAAATTTAATTGGCGAACATTTTTCATACGATTACTCTGATTATATCAATGCTGAAAATTCTGCTATTTACATCTTTAAATAATTTTACATCTCTTTACATAACAGAGCAGCTCATCCGCTGCTCTTTTCTTTTTTTGTAGTCAGCTTTCTGACTAAATACGCATTTTTCAGTATACAGACTAAAAAAATCGCATATTGAGGTTTCCAGAAGCCTCCCCTCTTATAGGATATGACATGCTCTTTTACGGAAAACCTTACAGATTACATCAAAAAACATGCGTTTTTGTGCAAAAAACCTACCCCAAGATTGGTTTTCACATATCCGAAATCTCCTGAGGCACCTATTAGCTCACTTTACATTTTTCAATAATTTTGCATCGCACAATCATACATAAAATTTCAAAACCAGAATATACTTGAATTATCTGACCCAATATGATATATTGAAGTCAGAAAAGAGTAAATGGTGATATCATTTATGCACCAAAAACCCCTCGGTACCGCTAATACCGAGGG